TGCTGGACTGACTGATAAGTTTGTGCAGGTCACTTCTTTTCAGGGTAAGGAAATGTCTGAGCGTCTGATTTCCAAGCGTGATATGGAGCGAGGTGCTGAATCCCGTATCAATGAGTACGGTTATGAAGTGACTAAGTTTCACACTCTTCCTCGTGTGAGGTTCATGGTTGCCTGCTGATATGAACGACGAAGACATTTCACAATTTCTTTCTGCATTTGAGGACTTCATGAATCACGCCGAAGAAAAAATTCATTCTTATGAACAATGGAAGGAAGCAGAAGAATATACGAATCATTTTTACGAAAAAAAAGCAGCGGAGTTAGAGGTGACTGTTGATTATTATATGTCGGAGTTTCTATGAAAGAGCAGAATAAGTTAGTGTTAGCACTTATACAAATTGATAATCTTACATTGTTACTTCAAGATAATGAATATCAAACGTTTCTATATTCTCATTTGATTTCACTTAAAGTAGAACTTCAGCGACAGTTGACAAATCTTTCTCATTCATCTAAAATTAAAAAGTAGTTTCAAACAACAGATGAAGTATCTTTACATTGTTGATTATTGGGTTCCATTTCCTTCTAGTGAATATGGTGGGCTTCTTAATCTCATTGCCGAAAGTGACAATGAAGCATTTGAAATTCTCTCTGCAGAAGATCAGTTTGATGAACGGTATGTTGATCGCATTATGGAACGGGTCGTAAATGCTCAAAAGTTTGCACTACAAGATGACTATGAATCAGGAATTTTAGAGGCATTTACGACATGACACAACTCTATCGAATTGAAGAACTAATGACTACTGGATGGGAGTTAATTGAGGAGGATGCAAAACAATTAACTAAAGAGCAATGTAATTTACGTCTTCAAGATTACTTGTCTGCAGGATATCCACCCAATCGCCTTCGTGCAGTTTATGACTCTTGAGTTTCCTCACAAAGCACCAAAGGGAATGTATTATGAGCAAACAGAGTTTAAACGCAATGTTATTGCTATCTGGGTTCATTATCAGCGTCGGTTTAGTTACAATGGTGGTGATCCCGTTCGTTGTATCTGGGGATTCTACAATTCCAAAACAAAGTCCTACCATGCCCCCATCAACTCCTCAACAGTGGGATCCGTCGTTGATATAAACAATACAACGCCATATAGTGCAATGCAACTAAACCTAAATCCATTAGAGTTAGCATTTCTATGAACACATACATTCCTCAAGTTAATGATTATGTCCAATGGAACAAAGGAAAATTCAGTGTTGAGGGATGGGTGTATTTTAAGGATAAAGATTATTTGACAATTGAAACTAAAGTGACACCAAAACACCCAGAAGATCTACCATATGGTACACATCATAGGAATGAAAGATCATTAGTTGTATGTTATCCTGAATCGTGGAAAAATCTCAAGTATGTAAAGACAAGGAACGACATCTACGAAGAAAAATGAAAAGTTATTATATGATTATCTACTGTGTTCTGTCTGCTCTTTCTGCTTATGCTCTGACAGGACCAGTAACTGATAGAACAGCAGTCAATCGTACACTTAAATTGTGTAATGAGAAACCATTAGAGTGTAAGTTCAAGTATGATATGGTCATGTATCAGGAAACAGGTAGAGTACCTTATACACAACCCACTAAAGATAAAACCAAATAAAACCTTTCCAAGTATAGCGACCATTGCTTCTTAATGCTTTCACAAGACCAGTTCCTCTACCTTTACCACCAGTTACTTGTCTTATCGCATCAGCAATACTTTCAAAATGATATTCCTGCCAAGTTATTTTATTGATTGCTTTGACTGCTTTTTTCTTAGTCTTATTTTCAAGTAATTTCCATCTGTAACCATAACACTTATATCCCTTACGAGCTGATAAGAGGATATTACTGTTTTTGTTACGATCACCCGTAAGTTCTTCTGCAGCATCACGGGCATTATCCCATTCTCTGATTTCACCAGTTTCGATATTTAATCCTTGTATTTTGATACCAGAGTGTTTACCATTACCTCTGTTCTTATCTGTAAATACCCCCCAAGATGATTGTTTTTTAGGTTTTGATATTGACTCTTCTTTAATTTCTTCTTTCTCAAAGTTATATTCAGGTTGATATTGTTTAATCCAGTATTGTTCTTTTTCATTTAATAGACTTGAATCACATTCATCGATCTGTTTAATCATAAAGTTGTGATTACCATACTTACGCATAGCACAATGTAGAGGTTGTTTACTCATTCGCAATGCATCTTGTATGTGTTCTTGCCACTTTTTATTCATCAGCAGTGTTGTTTGCCCGATGTATTTGCGACCGTCTTGTTTATTGATAATGAGATAGATGATACCCTGGGACATTAATATAATACACAACGCTTTATGTATTATATGTATCCTATACAATATTTTATATTGTAGTTTTGGTTAATTCTTGGTTAATTCTCAATAAGGTTTTGTAAATGAGAATAAATAAAAGGTTTTATTGAGAATAGTAAGAAAATGCTGAGTCTTATGGATAAATGCTCGATCTTTATGCAAGTAGAGCGAGCGTATCATAAGACGCGCAGTTTGTCAACCCCCGCCCCGCAAAAATACCACGAGACCCACACAAAACTCGACGAGACCTTGACATTCTTATAAGTTCGTGATAGAATCTCGACGAGACTTATAAGCACATAACACTAGATCTAGGCGAGATTGTTACGAGAAGCACACAAATCTAGTCGAGAACACATATATATCATTATGATCTCGACGAGACCTGTGCATTCATAAGGGCTTGCAAACTCGTCGAGTATTATGCTATAATCATCTAGTCACATACAAATCTCGACGAGTATTATGTACGACGATTACGATCTCGACTATACATACGCAAACGATTACACATACGATCTCGACGAGTATTATGCACAAGATGCGGAGCTCGACGAGGATTATGCACGAGACGGGCAAGATTACGAATCACTTGCATATCGACACTACGCATAACAAGATCCATGATAGCACAAAAGCGCCACACACGGATCACTCTAGACATTATAGCATATGATGACCTAGATCTAGATAATATTAATTGGCGTGATATCCTGGATCTGCAGGGTGACGAGGAAGTGTATTCTAGGGTAAAAGAATTCGATCCTTTCGAGTAATGTGCCAGTTTGAATATTGGATCTTATTCTCAATTACTAGTCCTTATTGATTCTCAATAATATTTCCTTATTGAGAATAGTAGATATCACAAGGACCCTTTAAAGTCTAGTGGTCTTGTGCCACTTTGAGTACTGGCACACACCCCCTTGTGTTCTGCCACGTGCTGGGTTATGTTACCTTCGTCGCTGAAATTTGCAATGATTTTTCTCACTTCCACCAATCACGGTTGTGTATACACTTTGTCGCAGGAAGACGGCGACGAGTTGTTTTATGCGCCGATTTATGCGAACGGTAATATTAATCTTGAAGAATTCGCTCCCGTTGATATGAGTGAAATCGATATGGACGATATGGAAGTGTATGATATTATGCGGCGTCTTAAAGTTATGAATGAGGTGTGACAATCTGGAAACTGGCACAGTACCCCTTGCGGTTTAATTCGTGAGGGGTTATGTTACTCAAGTCGTCGCAATTGACCCGATGAAAGACATTCGCATTCGTGTTGAAACTTACGACGGTTTGTGTACTATTTGGTATGAGCGTTCAAAACTCAAGAATGCTTGCGACATTATAAGCAAGCGAGTATACAACCAACTCTGTGGTTTGAACATCAAAGAAGTTAACGTTTCGGTGATTTGATTATGTGTGGACCTGCATTTGATTATACTCGGGAAGATTTCCTGAATGATGCTTCTCCTGAAGAATGGGCAGCATGGGAACAACGAGCGGCAGAACTTGAGGTGCCCTTGGACTATTACATTGAAGAGTTCGTGTGACAGTTGGGGAAGTGGCACATAACCTCTTGTGCCCTTTCTAACTTCGTGCCATACTACATTTGTTCCTGAGAGACACACCATGTTTGATGAACTCTGGTCCGAGATTGCTGATGCTCCTGGTGAGATCTTTGACATGGACATTCCTGAACTCAAAGATGAGAAGTTCGATGTCAATGAGTACCTGAACGCTAACTACGATTACTGATGTCGATTCTCGTAAAGTTTCAAGGTCGTTGGGTTAAGATGA